CACTCGGGCCGCGCGTTGTTCGGGATGTCGGACACGCCGACAACGCCGGTCTCCCCCATCGCATCGAGGAGCAATTGGGCCAACTGCTGCGGGGTCTTCTCTGTCGCTGTGACGATCAGCCCATCGGCATCACGTTGATTGTAATGCCCGTAGACCTCGCCGAACCGCCACCGCCACCGCCGATCCACCGCCGAGAATGATACCAACGTTCCGTCAGTCGACCGCACCATTGAGGACTGATCCGCTCGGCAGTCCCGTAGCGTCAGCGTCGTTGTCCCGTGATAAAACACCACATCCCCAGTCGCGAAAATCGTGGCAGTCTGCGGGACGATCTGGAAACTGACCACACTTGGCGTGATGCCGTGCGTGAGGGTGTACGATGCCCCGAGGACATTCTGGACGCCCGGGTACGTGGCGTAGCTGTGATTCACGAGACGCTGCCCAGGGTGAGGCGTCGGTTATTGGGAATTTCCAGCGTGACGCCCTGCAGGTTGGTCCGGTTCAGATCGATCCCGTTCGTGAATGTCACAGTGCCCGCTGGATCGCGGAACGTCGCGCCGGCGAACAGATCACAATTGGTGACCGTCCTGGCTCGCTGGTTCGCCCGGAAATCCAATTCCCCGCCCGACAGTGTCAACGTCGTCAGAGTGCCCGTGCTCTCGTAGGAACAGTATCCACCGGTGATGGTCACAGTGACCGCCACGCCAGACACATGCCGCCACGATCCGCCAGACAGCGTTGTAGTCGTCACCGCGTTGTTCGTGGTCAAGCTGCCCCCTGTCTGCTCCAACGTCGTCAGCGTCACGCCAGACCCGATGACCACGGTTGAGTCTGTCGTCGCGTTTGTGCGGAAACCCACCTTTGCCGTGCTGATCTGGGATGTCTCGCTGGCGAAGAATGCAATCCCGAGGGAGCCTTTCGAAATGGTTATCGTGTTGCTGACGTGCGTGCCCTTCCACAAGATCGCTGGCACGCCCTGCAGCTCTGACACGCCGGAATTGAGTACGACCAACTGACACTGTCCCGACCCGCTGTCGATCTTGATCCGGCTCGAACCCTGCCCATCCCCTCCGCCAATCGTGAGGGCTTGCGTAACGCTGTCAGACGATGTTCCGAGGGCAAGGTATCTGTCGCGGTACTCGGCGTACGGGTAGGCCGAGTCATCCACGTTTGTGTCGGGCAGTCCGATCCGCCCCGTGTATCCCTGCGTGATCGTGATCGACTGGGGGGACACGCTCGACTGTGCCAGCCCGTAAAGGCAATCGACGTTCCCCGAGTCGTAAACGATCTCGTCGGAGTCCACCGGAACCGTTGACCCGCTCCAGTTCGCCGCGACGTTGAAGAAGTTCGGCCCGCTCGCGGAAATCGTCGTAGTAGTCGAGACGGTCCCCGACGTACTGCTCTTGCTCACGCTGATCGTGAACGGCTTGCCCTTGGTCTTGCCGATCAGCACCACGGTCGAACCGCTGGCAGCCGGCGCAGTCTCACCGCTGACAAACTCGCGGAACTCGGCCACATTCGGCCCGCGCTCCGTGACGCTATACGCTGCCCCGAGGGCTGTCGACGTGCTCCCGAGGGCTGCTGCGAGTTCGGTCGCAATCTGCGTTGTGGTGACCGTGGTCCCGACGGTCAGCACGATTGCCCGACCGTTGCAGGTGACCGTCAGTGTGTCCGCTGCGACCCACGTCCCGCCGATCGTGATGGTCTCTTTTTGGGCCACGGGCAAGGCTGCCCCCGTCCATCGTCGTGTCGCCATTTATGCTCACCCGTTGGGGTATCGGAAAAGAAGGGAGGGGCTTTCGAACTCGTAAGCCCAGGAGACAGCGTACATCTGGTTCCCGTAGCGCCCGATCTTGCTCGGCGTGCTGTACGTGATCCGCCGTCGCTCGCGATGTTCCGCCGACGGGAACGCCGGCCCGGGGACCGTGGGCCATGTACTGACCCCGATACTCTGGCCCTGCTGCTGGCACGTGTAGGGTGTCTGCTGCCTCACGAGTTGCTCGACTGGGGGGCCGTATAGCGTCGGAATCACAACCTTCTGCTGACCCCCGCCTCCGAACGTGAACGTCTCGGACGTCGAGTAGACGCCCAGGTCTTGATTGTACTCGGCTTCGGCTTGGATCGTGTATGTGCGAAACGTGACGTACTCGGCACCATCCCCGGTCGGGTAGGACAGATCGAGGATCTTGACGCCCGTCCGGCTGCCGGTGTTTCTCATCGCGTGCCGAACGGTTGACCCGTCCGAGTCGTACAACACCAGATCCAACCCATCGGCACCGTATGCTGATTCGAGGGCGACAATCTTGGTCGACAGATCAGAGACGCTGCTGCCCTGCAGCATCCCCTGGATTGACCACGACGCGACGTATCCCGATCGAAGCCCGATCTCGTTGAATGTCGGCCGCTGACTGATCGAGATGATGACTTCGTTGTCGGGGTGCGAGTAGCTGCCGTATCGTAGGATCATGGAGCCACCCCCTGCCGCCTCAGTTGTGCCGCCTCATTGGCCTGTGCGTTCATCTGCGCCCGGATGCGGTTGATGGTGATCTCCTCCAACTCCTTCACCAATGGGGCGATCCGTTCCTCCAAGGCATCCGCCAACCGCGACGGGTCAAGGTCAACGCTGATCGTCTGCTTGATGTCCGCCGTGATCTTGGCTTCAGCTTCGGCGATCTTCCGGTCCAGCCCCAACAGCTTGACGATCTCCGCGAACCCGGCCGCATCTGCTCCCGCCTGTGCCTGCTCGGACAGGATGCCACGGAATGCGACATTGCCCCGGGCGAACTTCAATTCCTCGCTGGTCAACTGCCCGACGCCGCCCGGCCCGGCAACCTTGCGGGCGATGTCCAGAGTCGCTTGTTTCTCGCGAACATCCATCAGCCCGAACTCTTCGCGGGCTGCGTCAATCCGCTTGCGGGTCTCCTCGATCAGATCACGCTCGGCCTTGGTGCGCTCGAGGATGATCTGGTTGAGGTTACGCTCATTGTCCAGCCGGGATTGCTGGACGCTGCCGAATCGCTCTTCGCGTGCTCGCGGAGTGTTGCGGGCGTTCTCCTGATTCCGCTGTTCTTCTTCCCCAACAGTTCGAACCAGCCGCATCAAGCCGGTCCCCGCTGGCCCCATCGCATTGAGGAGCATTTCCCCCATCCCGCCCCGGGGAAGTGCTTCATTGACCGCTGAATAGAACTCTTTGCCCGGCTTTACGAATGTTTCCTCGCCACCCGCTGCCAGATCGCGGATCAGTTCGGACACACCACCCAACACGACCTTCGGCGCATTGAATGCCGTGATCGTAGCCGAGGCAATAGAGAGAAACTTGTTCTCCATGCCACCGCCGAAGAATCCCCTAGACGCTGCTGCCGCTCCACCAGCTCCCCCGCCTGCCGCTGCCTTGGCCTGTGCTGTGGCCTGTGCCGCTGTCGCTGTGGCGTTCTTAATCTCTTTCGCGAGTGCCTCAACCTCGATGGCGACCGGCCCGCCGATCCGTCGCTGACCACGTGCATTACCATAGACCCCACGGATTCGGTTAGGGTCGTCTGGAATCATCCCGCCACCACCGAACCCGCCGCCCGCCATCATGCCACGCTCTGGCACGATCGGCCCGCCTCGGTCGATGAATCTGCCGAAGCCCCCGGCCCGCTGCAGGCCACCGCCGCCACCCTGCGCCACGGCAGCCGGAACGATCAACCCGCCACCAACGTCGACGGCCCCAGGGGGAACAGGAGCCCCTCCGCCACGCCGACCACCTCCGCCACCCTGCCCAGCCCCGAAGCCCTTTCCAGTCTTGCGGTAGAACGTGTTATACGCCGCCTCGACCCGTCTCAGGCTGTCGATGTAAGCCTTTTCAACCCGCTTGATCTCGGCCAACTGGCTGTCGACATGTCGCTTCTGTGCGCTTCGCAGTCGCCCGAGGAATTGTTTCTCGGCCTGCTCGATTGTCTTCTGGATCGCCTTGATGCCTTCGGTGATCTTCCGGGCATCCGACGACGCTTGGAAGTCCATCCGGACCTTGATCAGCACATCGGTCGAGAGATTAGCCACGACGTCCCCCGATCAATGCACCGACTGGACCAGCGACACGCAACGCCAGCTCCATCTCCGCCGAGTCGCTCGCCTGCCTGATGATGGCCGCGTTTCGCCTCACGATTGGATCGTCTGGGAACTGCCCCACGGCTCGGCACTCGCTGTAATGCTGGTACGCCTGCCAGTTCTGATCGGTCAACGCTCGGGATTGCTCGGGCGTCCCCTTGGGGCAGCCGTTCGCCCGGGTACGACATGGCGGGAGATTGCCGACGGGCCGGCGCACCGGCTCGCCTCGGCTCTTCATTCGCTCCCCCGTCTTCTCGTCGTACACGAACGCCTCGCAGTCCTGACAATCGCGGTGAGCGACTTCGGGGTGCAGGATTGTCAGCCGCACCCCCTCCGCTAGTTTTTTGCCGTGTCTCCTGACTCCACCGCTCCACAAAGCAGCGTCCACAGCTTCAGCACGAGGGGATTGACCAACCGCTTGACGCTATCGACTGACACTGGCACCGCCTCACCGCTGGGCCCTGCGATGTTCCACGATGTGACCTTGGCCGCGATCAGATCGCAAACCAGCCGCGTCCAGCCTGCTTCGTCCAATCCCTTGGACTTGGCCAGATACTCCGCGAAGTCGGCCGCCGCCATCGGACGATACGCAATCTGGATCTCGTCCCACAGTTCGCACGCTGGCAACGTCGTCTCGCGGGTGTAACCATCGGGGATAAACGGGGAGGGCATCGTGTCGCCTTATGCTGTGCTGTCGCTGGTGATGACCAACTCTTTCGTTGCTCCGCTGCTGCGGGCCGATCCCGACAACGTGAGGAGGATCTCCCCCGGACCACCAACAACCGGGGAAGCATCGGGGACCATGAGGGCCGCCACACTAAATGTAATTGATCGGTTACCGTTCGTCAGCACGAACGTAGCCGCCGACGCCCCGCTGGAGTTGATCCCGTACAAGTCCACCTCATCCGAGGTATACGGCACCGTCAGCGAGAGGGTGACGTCTCGGCCCTCTGTGTGAATGTCGGTCGCGGTCTGGGAGTTTGCAAACCGGCTGTTGATCCGATTGTCGATCGTCAGTTCCCACTGCGTGACCGTGCGGGCTGTCCCCTCGATCGTGCACACCGCATCAGACCAAACGTAGGGAGGATCGGTCGGGGCGGAGATGCTCGGGAAGGCAGTCGCGGATACGACTTCCGTCTTGCCGGTCAACTCACAATCGAGTTCCAGCGGGCCGCCAGCCGAAGCGCGGAAGGTCGCTCGGCCCACCTTGCAGCCACCGTAAACAAACCGCTTGGCAACCCGATCGATAAGCACGTCGAACGCCGGGAGAGTCTCGGCAAACGCGAAGACGTCGGTCGATTCGTTGGCCCCCATGATCCGGGGGAGAATCAGGTCCAGCATCGAGGGTGTAGCGTGAAACTGGATGCCCCCGCTGACCCGATAGATGCTATCCCGTGTTCGCTCGATCGGGATTGATCGCGTCCCACGAATGCCGTTCGTTTCGACGATCTCCTGCTGCTTCCGCAGACTCTCAGAGATGAAC